ATGAGGAAACCGTTTGCACGCACGCACGCGCTGCGCGCGCTTGCCGAGGGTGCGAAGGCGACCCTCGACCTGCTGGCCGACGCCAGCGGACGCTCGCTGAGGATGCTGAAGCTGCAGGCGGAGCGCGAAGGATGGGCGCTCGACAGGGCGCCGCAGGAAGATCTGGCGGCCCGCTTCAGGGTGTTCGCCGCCATGCTGCTGGACAAGTTGGAGGATGCCGGGCGCAAGGCTGCCGAAGAGGGCATCACGATCAACAAGGCCGAGATCGACGGGTTCATCACGATAATCCGCGGTCTCGAAAAGGTCGACACAATCATGCGGCCCGAAATGGTCGCCAAAGAGAACAAGATCAAACAGGATGAAGACATGGCCGAGGTCCTCCAACGCATCAACACGCGCATCGTCGAAATGGCCCGCGAGCTCGCAGCTCAGCTGGTCGAAGAGTCATGTCGGGCTGGACGGTGCGTGGCTGGCGAGGGACGAATGGTTTAATTTCGCCCGGCTCGAACAATACCCGCTGCTTGTCGACCCTCCCGCCATCTGGTTGGTGACGGGCGGGCGCGGCGCCGGCAAGACCAGGCTCGGCGCGGAATGGGTGAATGCGCTGGTGCGGGGATTGCCGCCATTCGCCAGGGACAAGCTTCGGTATGGGCTGATCGCGCTGGTCGGCGAAACGCTGGCCGATGTTCGCGACGTGATGATCGAGGGGCCGTCCGGCATCCGGACGATTTCGCGCAAGGACTGGCCGCGCTTCGAACCGAGCCGGCGGCGGCTCGTGTGGGACAGCGGGGCGGTGGCGCAGATATTTTCGTCGGAAGACCCCGAAAGCCTGCGCGGGCCGCAATTCGAGGCGGCCTGGTGCGACGAGCTGGCGAAATGGAAAAACGCCGACGCCTGTTTCGACATGCTGCAGTTCGGCGTGCGACTGGGTACGGCGCCGCGCCAGCTGATCACCACCACGCCGAAGCCGACGCCGTTGCTGAAGCGGCTTTATGCGGACCCGGCCGTGCAGAGGGTGACCATGCGCACCGCCGACAACGCCGGCAATCTGGCACCGGGTTTCGTCGAGGCGGTGCGCAAACGCTACGCCGGTTCGCGGCTCGGACGACAGGAGCTGGACGGCGAACTGATCGAGGATCGCGACGACGCCTTGTGGTCGCGCGCCACGATCGAACAGGCGCAGACGGCGATGCCGGCGGGACTGCGCCGGATCGTGGTGGCGGTCGACCCGCCGGCGAGTTCGCTGAAAACGTCGGACGCCTGCGGCATCATCGCCGCCGGACTGGACGGGAATGGCAATGCGGTGGTGCTGGCCGACGCGACGGTGCGCGCGGCAAAGCCGCGGGAATGGGCGAACGCCGCGGTCGGGCTCTTTCACCGGCTGGAAGCGGATTGCCTGGTGGTGGAGATCAACCAGGGCGGCGACATGGTGGGCGCGGTGATCGCGACCGTCGATGCGGATGTGCCGGTGAAGCCGGTGCGGGCGCGGCGCGGCAAATGGCTGCGCGCCGAACCGATCGCGGCACTCTACCAGCAGGGCAGGGTGCGCCATGCGGCGCGATTTCCCGAACTGGAAGACGAGATGTGCGATTTCGGGCCGAACGGCCTGTCGAACGGGCGCTCGCCCGACCGCGTCGATGCGCTGGTATGGGCGATCGGCGAGCTGATGCCGCGGAGTGGCGGGCGGCCGAGGATCAGGGATTTTCAATGAGGCAGTAGGCAGTAGGCAGTAGGCAATCGAGGTTCGGCTGCGGCACCTCGTTGCCGGGCACTCCGCGCGCCTGCTGCTTTCTCGACTGCCTACTGCCTACTGCCTATTGCCTTGAGTCTTCTGACATCAAAGGAACACACGATATGCCAATTCGCTGGCCGTGGCAGTTGCGCCCGGAAAGGAAAAACACGCCGCCCGAGCGCAAGAGCGGTGCATCGGGCTTTGTCGCGATCCATGCACAGGCGGAGGCGCGCTGGACGCGCAGGGATTACGTGACGCTTGCCCGCGAGGGCTACATGCGCAACCCCGTCGTGCACCGTTCAGTCCGGCTGATCGCCGAGGCGGCATCGGCGGTTCCCTGGCTGCTTTATGTCGGCGCGACCGAGCACGACGTGCATCCGGCGCTGGACCTGCTGGCCCGCCCCAACCAGCGGCAGGCGGGCGCGTCGTTCCTTGAAGCGCTCTATGGCAACCTGCTTTTGGCCGGCAATGCCTATGTCGAACTGATCGACCCTTCGACAGGCTCAGGACATGGCCCTTCGACAGGCTCAGGACATGGCCCTTCGACAGGTTCAGGGTCGGAAGCGGCGGCGGACGCCGGGTTGCGGGAACTGCACCTGCTGCGGCCGGACCGCGTGACCGTGCTGGCCGACACGGATGGCTGGCCGAGCGGGCTTGAATATCGCGCGGGCGGCGCGCGGCGCAGGATCGCGCTCGGGGCGGGAGCCGGACTTCATCTCTCGCTCTTCCATCCGATCGACGACCATTACGGTTTTCCGCCACTGGAGGCCGCACTGATCGCGCTCGACACCCACAATGCCGCCGGGCGCTGGAACAAGGCGCTGCTCGACAATTCGGCGCGGCCGTCGGGCGCACTGGTCTATGCGCCGAAGGAAGGCGGCAATCTTTCCGACGAGCAGTTCGACCGGCTGAAGCTGGAACTGGAGGAAGGATACTCCGGCGCCACACGAGCGGGCCGGCCGCTGCTGCTCGAAGGCGGCCTCGACTGGAAGGCGATGAGCCTGACGCCGAAGGACATGGATTTCATCGAGGCGAAGAATTCGGCCAGCCGCGACATAGCGCTGGCCTTCGGCGTGCCGCCGATGCTGCTCGGCATTCCCGGCGACAACACCTACGCCAACTACCAGGAGGCGAACCGCGCCTTCTACCGCCTGACCATCCTGCCGCTGGTCGCCCGCACGGCGAAGGAGCTATCCGCGTGGCTCGGCCCCGTGTTCGGCGAGGAGCTGCGGCTGTGGTTCGACGCCGACCAGATCGAGGGGCTTTCGGGTGAACGCGACGCGCTGTGGGCGAGGGTGGGGGCGGCCGACTTCCTCAGTGACGACGAGAAGCGGGAAGCGGTGGGGTACGGGAGCAGGCAATAGGCAGTGGGTAGTGGGGGTCTTGACGTTCGTCGGCGATGGGAGCGCGAGCATTTTGCGGCGCGCGAAGCGGCGGCGCGGTTTATCGATACCCTGCTGTCCTCGAACCTGAGCAAAGAGGAGCTTACCGCGATTTGGGCGAAAGCCGGGTCCGATTGGTGCGTTTCAGAACCTCAGGTCGTTTCGTTCCTCGAGCAGCTTCGGGATGCACTCCGTCTTGAAACAAACAGATGAAGCCGGCAAAACTTAAGGTTTGGGGTCGCTAAGAGGCGGGCGAATGCGGACGCGAAACCCTATGTGCACAATACTTATGGCGTGGGTGTCCTGTTTTGGCACGATCCACGCTCAAGCCGGGGATATTGTGTCTTCACAGCCTATCTCCGAAACGATTGAGCACGGTGCAACAATGCATCCGCTTCTCGCCAAATTCTGTCGAAAATTTTTTCGACGGCTTTTACGAGTTCTACTCGACCCTTGATGACCTTGCAAAATTGGGTCTTGGATCGCTGACCCAGGAGGAGAAGAGGGAACTCGCGCCCATTCTCGATGAGATCACAAGCCCGCGCTACAGCGCCGACGATTTGGTCCAACTGTGGAAAAGCTCGCCGGCCGACGTCTGGTTGACCAACGGCAAGCAGATACGCACGCTGTTCAAGCGCGCCCGGGAAATGATCGGGGAATTGGACAGTAGGCAGTAGGCGTCGGCAATGGGCAGCGTTTCCCGTCTGCGGTCTCCCTTTTCTCATTTCTTCTTTGCGACGAAGTTGACGCCGGGCAGGCCCTGGAAATGCGCGTCGCAGGTCAACAGATCGGCCTGATGTTCAAGCGCGGTAGCATAGACGATCGCATCGGCTGTCGCGATTTTGTGCTTGCTGCAGAGTTCAGCCGCAAGCAGCGCGATCGTCGTGTCGAGCGGCACGACGCGGCACATCTGCGTGAAGGCGATGACCTGGTCTGCCTTGTCCTCGCCGGCTTCCCGGGTGAGCCATTTTGCAAGTTCGAGCTGGATGATCGTTGGCACCAGCCAATCTTCGCGCGCCGGTATCTGGGGGCCTATGGCCTGGCCGGTTGGCGAAGCGATGAGCCACTCGATCCAGGCCGACGTGTCGACGAGGCGCATCAGAAGCGGTCTTTGCGGTCGCGATAGTCAGTCGCCTTGGCGCCCTTGGCGATCCCGGCGAGCTCCTCGGCTTCCGGAACCGGCACGAGCAGAACGCCGGCTCCTTTTGGTATGAAGGCAAACTCCTGGCCTGCCGTCCAATGGCGCGCCTTGCGAACGGCCTTCGGGATCGAGATCTGAAATTTGGCTGAGAGCGTGGCAGTGTCGAACATGTCGTACCAATCCTTGATCGATCGATGCTTCGTAAGAAATAGCACGGATCGATCGTTGCGGAAAGGCAGTAGGCAGTAGGCAGTAGGCAGTTTCCGTCCCGGACTGCATGGGCAAGATCGCGCATTGCGACTGCCGACTGCCTAAGGCCGACTGCCCTTTCTCTTGGAACCATCACACATGACCGAAATCAACGAAACCGCCTGGCTGTGGGCGGCGAAAGGTACTGGCGCGGTCGCAGGGTCGGCCGTGTCGCTGGCCTACATCCTGCCCGGCGGGCGGCGCGAGGCCGCACTGCGCTTTGCGGCGGGCGTGGTCTGCGGGCTGGTTTTCGGCGGCACCGCCGGACTGAAGATCGCCACCGAACTCGGCATCGCCAGCACGATCGGCAGCTTCGAGACGATGCTGATGGGATCGGCGGCGGCGAGCCTGTGCACATGGTGGGCGCTGGGCTTCCTGGCGCGCGCCTTCGAACGCGGCGGATGGGCATGGCCAAAGGAGCGAAGGGAAAGCGATGGGCGCTGACTGGATCACCCGCCTCTGCGAGCGGAAATTTGTCGACCTGGTGGTCGAGGAACTGGAACCCAACGGTTCCTTCTCAGGCTATGCCAGCCTTTTCGGGCGCGTGGATCTCGGCCGCGACGTGGTCGAGCGCGGAGCGTTCGCCAAGTCGCTGAGGACACGCGGTGCTGCCGGCATCCGCATGCTGTTCCAGCACGACCCGAACCAGCCGATCGGCGCCTGGACCGAGGTCCGGGAGGATGCCCGCGGGCTGTTCGTGCGCGGCAGGCTGACCGAAGGGGTCAACCGCTCGCGGGAGGTGCTGAATCTGATGCGCGGCGGCGCGCTCGACGGGCTGTCGATCGGCTTCCGCACAGTTCGGGCGAAGAACGACGCCGCCGCGGGGGTGCGGCGCATCCTGGAGGCCGATCTGTGGGAAATTTCGGTGGTGACGTTTCCGATGATGCCCGGCGCCCGCGTCGAGAAGATCAAGGGTTTCGGGCGCGGGCGTGCACTGCCGACGACACGTGAATTCGAACGTTGGCTCACGCGGGATGCCGGGCTGACGCGGGGCGACGCCAGGGCGGTGATCGCCAAGGGGTTCGCCAGCCTTGTGCGCGAGCGGGACGCCGCGAGGAATACGCCGGACGGGATCGTTGCGATGATCCGCGCGGCGACACGCATGATCAACGGAAAGGATTTTTCTGATGCACAATGACATGCAGGCGCCAGCGCCTGAAACCAAGTCCGGCCACTTCGAGCTGCCCGAGGCTTTCGACGAGTTCATGAATTCGTTCGAGGCCTTCAAGGACGCCAACAACGAACGGCTGGCCGATATCGAAAAGCGCATGAGCGCCGACGTGGTGACCACCGACAAGGTGGACCGCATTTCCCGCGCGCTCGACGAGCAGAAGCGGGCGCTCGATACGATGGCGCTGAAGAGGGCCCGGCCGCAGCTCGGCCGCGAAACGCGCTCGGGCTTCATCGACCTCGAACACAAGCAGGCTTTCGAGACCTATGTGCGCAGCGGCGACGACCGGCTTCTGCGGGCGCTCGACACCAAGGCGATGTCCTACGGCTCCGGCCAGGACGGCGGCTACCTAGTGCCGTCAGAAACCGAGGCCGAGATAGGCAAGCGGCTGGCGGCACTGTCGCCGATCCGTTCGATCGCCTCGGTTCGCCAGGTTTCGGGCGCGGTGCTGAAGAAGCCGTTCGCGGTCAACGGTCCGGCCGTGGGCTGGGTCGGCGAAACGACGGCGCGGCCGCAGACGGCGACCGCCACGTTGGCCGAGCTGCAGTTTCCGACGATGGAGCTCTACGCCATGCCGGCGGCGACCGCTTCGCTGCTGGAAGACAGCGTCGTCGATCTCGACCAGTGGATTTCCGGCGAGGTCGAGGCCGCTTTCGCCGAGCAGGAAGGCGCTGCCTTCGTCAACGGCGACGGCGTCAACAAGCCGCGCGGTTTCCTCGACTACGCGACGGTCGCCGAGGCGAGCTGGAGCTGGGGCAATCTCGGCTACGTGGCGACCGGCGTCGCCGGCGCGCTGCCGGCAAGCAACCCGTCCGACGTGCTGATCGACACAGTCTATGCGCTGAAGGCCGGCTACCGGCAGAACGCCAACTGGGTGATGAACCGCAAGACGCAGGCCGCTATCCGCAAGCTGAAGGACGCCGACGGGAACTATCTCTGGCAGCCGCCGGCGGCCGCCGGCCAGCGGGCGATGCTGATGGGCTTTCCGCTGGTCGAGGCCGAAGAGATGCCGGATGCAGCGACCAACGAGACGCCGGTCGCGTTCGGCGATTTTTCGCGCGGCTATCTCGTCGTCGACCGCACCGGCGTGAAGGTGTTGCGCGATCCATACTCCGCCAAGCCCTACGTGTTGTTCTATACGACCAAGCGGGTTGGCGGCGGTGTCCAGGATTTCGACGCGATCAAGCTGCTGAAATATGGCGTGAGCTGACGGTTCGTTCGGAAGCCTGCTCCGGCGGCCATTCCTTCTCCCCTCCGGAGCAGGGCAATCGACCCCCACTCCGGTTTGCTTTGCAAACCACCTCTCCCCCGATCGACGGGGGAGAGGAAGCGCCGGCCGCTATGCCAGGCTCCTTTCCTCTCCCTCCGGAGGGGGGAGAGGTGGCCCGAAGGGCCGGAGTGGGGGAAGACAGAACCATCTGCGATTCCCCTGCCGTGAACGGGGAGAAGAGGGCTAATCGTCGCCCGGCCATTTCCCTTGAAAATCAATTGATTCAGGATGTTTCATGACTCTGTTTCGAACCGTGGAACCGGCTGTCGAGCCGGTGACGCTCGCCGAAGTGAAGGAGCAGCTTCGCCTTGGCCATGCCAGCGAGGACGGGCTTCTCGCTGGTCTGATCCGGGCGGCGCGCGAGGAAGTCGAACGCGCCACCGGCATCGCCCTGATCAATCAAGGCTGGCGGCTGGCGCTCGATCGCTGGCCGCGCAACGGCACTGTGCTTCTGGCCCGCCACCCCGTGCGCACGGTTGTTTCCGTCACCGCCTACGGGGCAGACGGCGAGGCGGCGTTGATCCCGCCTTCCGCCTATCAGGCTGACACGCTGTCGCGCCCGGCGCGGCTTCATTTCGACGACACGCCGGCGCCGCTGAGGCGGATGAACGGCATCGAAATCGATTTTTCGGCAGGCTACGGCGAGGCCGGAACGGACGTTCCGGACACGCTGAAACGGGCGATGCTGCTTTTGACGGCGCACTGGTATGAACTGCGCGGCGCCCTCGGTGCTGAGAGCCAGCCGGCATCCTACCCCGCCGGCTACGAGCGGCTGATCGCCGGCCATAAAGCGAGGAAGCTCTGATGCGCTCGGTGCTTCTCGACCCCGGCGCGCTTCGCCACGAACTGACGCTCCAGGCGGCGACGCCAACCGCGGACGGGCTCGGCGGCCATGCGGAAACGTGGAACGAAATCGCCTCGGTGTTCGGGCTGATCGAGCCGGTGAGCGCCAACAGCATCGTCAGGGGCGACCAGGCGCTGGAGACGGTGACGCATCGCATCACCATCCGCAAACGCGACGGTATTCTGAGCGGCATGCGCTTCGTCAAGGGGACGCGGGTTTTTGCCATCGTCACCATTCACGACCCGGACGAGAGCGGCCGCTATCTCGTCTGCCGGACAAGGGAGGACGGATTGTGAAACTGGGGATACGATTGACATTAGACGGACTGGTCAAGGCGTTGAAATGGAAGGCGTATGCCCTGGCGGAGAACGGTGAATACCGCTACCGTCCGCGCAGGACCGCTGCCGAAAAATCCGCGCAACGGCCTCGAAAGCGGCCTTTGATCTCGGGGGAGGATAGCAATGACCGCGCCGGCCGCTGAACTGCAGAAGGCGATTTTCGCGTCGCTTTCAGGCGACCCGGCGCTGGTGGCGGCGATGGGCGGCGCACGCATCTTCGACCTGGCGCCGGCCAATGTCGCCTTCCCCTACATCACCTTCGGGCGCACCAGCGTCTACGACTGGAGCACCGGAACCGAAAGCGGCACCGAACAGCTCTTCACCTTGCATATCTGGTCGAAGACCAAGGGCAAGAAGGAAACGCTGGACATCATGGAGCTGGCGCGCGCGCGCCTCGCCGATGCGTCGCTGCCGCTTGACGGCCACCATCTGGTGAGCCTGCGCCTGGAATTCGCCGAGGCGCGCCACGACGACGACCTGTCGCTGCATCATGGGCTATTGCGGTTCCGGGCGGTGACGGAGGCCGAGGCCTTTTGATAATTCTACCCTGCCGGCCATCTGACGCAGTTTTCTCCGCTTCCGGTGCTCACGGACTTTAACGTCCGCTCCGCTCCGGTTCTCGAAAACCACGCCATATGACTCGGCAGGGCGAATTCTTAAAAGCCTCTCGCGGCAAGCCCGACAGCCTCAGCAAAATCATCAACAAGGAGACCACCCAATGGTCGCACAGAAGGGCAAGGACCTTCTGCTCAAGATCGATTCCAACGGTCTGGGCAGTTTCGTCACGGTCGCCGGGCTGCGTTCGAAACGCATCGCCTTCAACAGCGAGACGGTCGACATCACCGATGCGGATTCGGCCGGCCGCTGGCGCGAATTACTGGCCGGCAGCGGCGTGCAGCGCGCCGCCATCAGCGGTTCCGGCATCTTCAAGGACGCGCAGTCGGACGCGGCGATCCGCCAGCGCTTCTTCGCCGGCGAGATCGCCGGCTGGCAATTGGCGGTGCCGAGCTTCGGCTCCGTGGAGGAGCCTTTCCAGATCACCGCGCTGGAATACACGGGCGCCCACGATGGCGAGGTGACGTTCGATTTTTCGAACGGCGGCCGCTCTGACCTCGCCGTCGGACGTTTGCTTCAGGCGCACCAGGAGTACTGGGACCCGGCGAGCCCGCACTTGCCGCCGCTGCCAATCCCGTTTCGCCGGTCTATGGCGGCCGCATGGTGGATACCACCCGCATTTACGCCTGGACGTGGGACGCGCGGCCATTCCCGGCATTTCCGGTGAATGGCTCCTTGTGGCGGGACGGCACCAACTGGCGCCTGGGGCACTGGCTGAACGGCCGCCTGAACGGCGTGGCCTGCGGCGACCTGATCAATGCGGTGCTGGCCGAGCACGGATTGCCGCCGGCCGATGTCGCCAATGCCGACGGCACGATGCATGGCTATGTCATCTCGGATCCACCGTCGGCGCGCGCCGCGTTCGAACCGGTGATCGACCTGTTCGGGCTCGCCGTCTGCGAAGCCGGCGGGAAACTGGTCTTCCGAAGCGAGGGCGCACGGCAGGCGGCGGCTGTCGCGGTTACCGAACTGGTGGTCGACGGCAACAATCCGGCCGTCGAGGTCGTGCGCATTCCCGACCATCAATTGCCGACCGAGGCGGTGCTGGGGTTCCGCGATGCATTAGCCGATTACCAGGCGGGATCGGCGAGGCATGTGAAGCAGGCGGCCTGGGCCACCGCCAGGAGACGATCGGCTTTCCTGGCGTGCTCGAGACCGCCGAGGCCTCGGCGCTGCTGGATGAATGGATGCGGCGGGCATGGTCGCGGCGCGAAAGCGTTTCGTTCGCGGTTCCCGCGCCCGATGCCGGGATCGAGCCCGGTGCCATCATCCAGATCCCGGCGGCAGGCAATGCGGATTTTCTCGTCACCGAAGTCGAAGACGGGCTGATCCGTAAGGTCTCGGCGCGGCAGGTGACGCGTTCGGCGCTGCGGCCGTCCAGCGGCGCGCTGCCGGTGGCGCCCAACCAGCGCTTGACGGTTGCGGGCAGGCCGCTGGCGATCCTGCTCGACCTGCCGATGGCGCCTGGCGCGCGTGAACCGCATCGGCAGTTGCGGATCGCGGCGTGGAACCGCGCCTGGCGAAGCCAGATCGCCTTCGCGTCGCCCGAACAAACCGGCTTCGTCCAGCGGGCGTCGATCCCCCAGGCTGCGACCGTCGGACAGCTTCTTGAACCGCTGGGGCCGGGTTTTTCGGGACGCGTCGACACTAATACGATCGCCAGGGTGAAGCTTTTCGACGGGGAACTCACTGATGTCAGCCGCTTGCAATTGTTGAACGGGGGCAATGTCGCGGCGGTAAGATCGAATACGGGCGTCTGGGAGCTGATTCAGTATGAAAACGCAGCGGAGTTTGCGCCGGATGCGTGGCAGATTTCCGGCCTGCTGCGGGGGCAGCTTGGAACGACCGACGCCATGGCCGCCGGTGCGGCCGCCGGCGCGCATTTCGTGCTGATCGACGAGGCTGTGCTTTCCGCCGGCCTGTTGCCGGCCGAATGCAGGTTGCCGATGAACTGGCGGGTGGGGCCGGCCGGGTACGACTTCTCCGACGCTAATTTCGTGCAGCAGTCGGTGACGGGCGGGCTGCGCTCGAGCCTGCCGCTGGCGCCGGTTCACCTGAGGGGCAGGAAGACCGCGGCAGGCGATTTTGCGATCGATTGGAAGCGGTGCGGCCGCATCGACGCCGACAGCTGGCAGGGGTTGGACATTCCGCTCGGCGAAGAAAGCGAAACCTACCGCATCGAAATATCCGCGCCCGGCGGCCCGACGGTGCGAACGGCGATATCGCCGACGCAGGGCTGGACCTGTGGGGCGGCGCAGATGGCCGCCGATTTTTCGCCGATCCCGTCCGCAATCGACGTGACCGTCTCGCAACTGAGCGCCACGGCCGGCTGGGGACTTGCGTGCACCCGCCGGCTGTCATTGGGTTGAGAAAATCCGTGATGGCGGGCTGCAAATGGCAATTTCTGCGCTTCCGGTGCTCACGTACCCAAAATGTACGCTCCGCTCCGGTTCGAAACCACCGCCATTTGACCACCGCAGCGAGTTATCAAACAGGCTCTCTGACCGACAAAGTTTCACGAGCTGAAAAGGGTGAAGCATGAACGAGATAAAAGCCTGGTATCTTTCGCGCACCATCTGGGCGTCGCTGATCACCGTCGCCACGGCTCTGGCGGGGATGCTCGGACTGCCGGTCGAGGGGCTGGACAATTCCGCTTTGGCCGATACGCTGCTCCAGGCAGTGGCGGCGATCGCGGGACTGGTTGCGATCTTCGGCAGGCTCTCGGCCAAGGACCGCATCGGCTGACATACGGTGCTGCGTTGTTCGGGCGATATTGTTGAAACGGAGAACAATGCCGTTGATTACATTAGTTATTGCTGAACCAGCGTTCATTTAACGTTCAGAAGCGATCGGCTAGAAGAGCGCCATGGAAGGATTTCGCTCAGTGCTTCGATCTGCAATTGCTGCCTTTTCCGGATTGGCCCTGCTTGCCTCGCAAGCGGCTGCGATGCCTGTCGCGCCTCTGACGGCCGACAGTCTGCTGATACCGGTGCAAAGCGACTGCTACGCCATAGGCGAGCAGATCGCCGCGCAAAACGGCGGCACGCTGGCCAAGGCGTCGCCTTCGACGAGCGGCGGGCAGCCGGTCTGCGTCATCGTCGTGCTGGTTCCCGGCAAGGATGGCGAGCGTCCGCGCCGCGTGCAGATGGTGGTGCCGCAGGGGTGA